CATTAAAAATTCCCCGGGGGCTATATTTGAGAGATGTTTTCACTTCGCATAGCGTTTAAAAGAACTCACAAGGTTGATTTTTTAATTTCTTTCTTTCCTCCTTTCAAAAGGTTTTTGTCGGTCTTGTGGGTTCTTTTAAATGCTATGTGAAACTTTATACAAACCCGGAAAAATGCAATTATAACTACATCATATTTAATCGAGAGGAGGCAGTAAGTATGAAGAAAACTAAGGCTGCAACCTCTTCTGAGTCTTCGAGAAAGATGAGACCAGCTTTATCTCCAGAAGCCAGAGAAAATCAAATGATATCTTTGGCAATGGATCTTGCCGAACAACAACTGCGTGATGGTACTGCTTCTTCTCAACTTATCACAGAGTTCGTAAAACGAGGTTCGACTAAATCTAGGATTGAACAAGAAATTCTCGAAGAACAGAAAGAGTTGATTGAAGCAAAAACTCAATCGTTAAAGTCGGCTGAAAGAATCGAGGAGCTTTATGCGAATGCTCTTAATGCGATGAGAAATTATGGCGGACAAGGTGATTCTGATGATTATTAAAACCTATTCAGAATTATCTAAACTAAAAACTTTTAAGGAACGATACCTATATTTAAGACTTGATGGAATTGTCGGAGAAGAAACTTTTGGATTCGATAGATATCTTAATCAAATTTTGTACAAGTCGGACGAATGGAAATTCTGTAGGAACAACATAATCATTCGAGATGATGGATGTGATTTAGGATGTGAAGGATTCGAAGTTCACGGAAGAATTTTAATTCATCATATTAATCCTATAACCGTTGAAGATATTATTAATAGAAATCCAAACGTGTTCGACCCAGAAAATTTAATTCTAACATCACACAATACTCATCAGGCGATTCACTATGGTAACGAAGATTTACTTATACAAGGACCAATTGTAAGAAGCAAAAATGATACATGCCTTTGGAGGCATAAGTAAAAAGGAGGACTTAAATAATGCATCAGAATAACATTTATGACACGGCAATTGAAAAAATCAATGAAGATGTCGAACTCATGGATACCAATCAAGACATAAAGATTGGGATTGTAACGGGTTGTAAAAGACTTAATGTTCGTGAAAAACCAACCGTTGAAGCCCCAGTCGTATGCGAGATTGTTTGTCAGACAGAGCTCATGATTGATGAAAAAGAATCAACCGAAGAATTCTATAAAGTTTGCACAGCTGCGGGTATCGAAGGTTTCTGTATGAAGAAATTTATCGCGATTCAGCCGTAAAGGAGGATTACTATGGAGAGTATACTGGCATCAATTAAAAAGCTGCTCGGAATTGCGGAAGAGTATACACACTTCGATGCGGATTTAATCATGCACATCAATTCTGTGCTTTCAATTTTAACTCAGATTGGTGTCGGTCCCGCCGAAGGTTTTTCAATCAAAGACGAATCATCTGTGTGGGAGGACTTTGTTCCAGAAAATTCAAAATTGGAATTAATAAAGTCTTATACGTACATGAAGGTAAAACTTCTTTTCGATCCTCCCCTTATCTCCGCCGTGATCGAGTCTACAAACCGAATTATATCAGAGCTTGAATGGAGAATTCAAGTTGCGGCGGATCCTGTAAAAACAATTGAAGAGGAGGAAAACTCATATGACTAACACATTAAAACATCACGGTATTCTCGGAATGAAATGGGGCGTTCGAAGAACTCCGGCTCAACTTGGCCGCCTGACCAAAAAAGATAACAAATGGGTTAAGAAAAACACCGAGAAAATTACAGATAAAGCCCGTAAGAAATCTTCGAAAGAATTAATGAAATATGCCAACGAGTTAATGAAAGACCCAAACGCTGTTAATAAATCAGGTAAACTAAGTGCGGCCACCATTAATTCTTATAACAAAAAAATGGCTTCTCTAATGAACGAACAAGTTTCCGACTTAACATCACCATCTGGTAAAGTTGTGCAATTTGTAGCCAAACGAGGAGAAGTTGGAGTTTTCATGGCTCTTGCCGATCAAGGGTATAACATGAACCAACTCAAGAACGGGATTTATGATTCTGGCAAAGTTGCATACAGAAGCACCGTTGTCGATAAAGTCGAAAACTAGAGGAGGTGATGACTAAAATGGAGGTGACTTTTGGTTCCAGACTAAAACATGCTTGGAATGCGTTTCTCAACAAAGACCCCACGAGTTTCTATAGAGATATTGGGATTAGTCATTCTTATAGACCAGACAGACCGAGACTTACGCGTGGAAATGAGCGTTCTATAGTAACTTCTGTATATAACCGCATTGCTTTGGATGCAGCGGCTATCAACGTCCAGCATGTTCGATTAGATGAAAATAATCGTTTCCTATCGGTCATCGAATCGGGATTGAATGGATGCCTCACCATCGAATCCAACATTGATCAAACTGGAAGAGCCTTCATACAGGACGCAGTTATGTCGATGCTTGATGAAGGATGTGTGGCTATTGTTCCAGTCGACACAACCGATAACCCGGAGATTACCGGCTCTTATGATATTTACTCCATGCGAACCGGTAAAATTCTCGAATGGTATCCAAAACACATCAGGGTTCGGGTTTACAACGAACGAACCGGAATAAAACAGGATATTCCACTAGCTAAAAACGCCGTAGCTATCGTTGAAAATCCTTTATATGCAGTTATTAACGAACCCAATTCGACCATGCAAAGACTTGTTCGAAAACTTAATTTATTAGACGTGGTCGACGAACAAAGTAGTTCTGGTAAATTGGATTTAATTATTCAACTACCATATGTAATTAAAACAGAGGCAAGGCGTCAACAAGCCGAAAATCGGCGTAAAGATATAGAAAATCAATTGGCGGGTTCTAAATATGGCATCGCCTATACAGATGGTACCGAGCGTATTACCCAGTTGAATCGTTCAGTCGAAAACAATCTAATGAAACAGATTGAATTTCTAACGAGTATGCTATACAGCCAGTTAGGAATCACACAGAGTATATTAGATGGAACTGCTGACGATAAAACGATGCTTAATTATTACAACCGAACAATTGAACCTATTCTCTCGGCTATTGTTGATGAAATGAAACGAAAGTTTCTAACCAAAACAGCTCGGTCACAATTGCAGTCGATTTCATTCTTCAGAGATCCGTTCAAGCTTGTTCCGGTTAATGAAATTTCTGAAATTGCTGACAAGTTTACTCGAAACGAGATAATGACGTCAAACGAAATCAGACAGGTCATTGGAATGAAGCCGTCGGATAATCCGAAAGCAGACGAACTCAGGAATAAGAATCTGAGTCAACCTAAGGGCGATCAAACCGACCCACCAAATGATATGACTGGAGAAAAGATCGAGACAGCAATTAAAAAATAAAGGGAGGTTAATAATATGAGAAACGAAGTTTATGCTAGTTACCACGAAAAATTTGTTAAAAATACAATTATATACGCGTCGTTAGATACTAATTTATTGTATTTTTCAAAAGACATGACCCCTAAAGATTTAGTGTCTAAAAAGGAACTTAAAAACCTATTCGAAAAAGGCTTGATGATCGACGATGGCCGCAATCTTTACAAACCGGTCAAACTATCAAAAAATCCAGAGACAAACGAATACAACGTTGTTGTTTATGATGAAACTGAAGCTCATGTCTTTTCTTCAGAAGATGCCGAAGTATTTCCATTGTCTCCAACTTATAAGGCAGATACAAGAGTTATAACTATACCAGATCAAGACGGGGTGTTGTATTTTAAGGGTTCTTCAGATACCGCTCTGGTTCCCGGCGTCCAGACAGCATTAGCAATTGGAGTCGAAAGTGTTATTATTACGGCTAAACCGGATGAAGATTATATATTTGACCCAGAATCCGTATTAGTGTGGGAAATCGACACAAGAATAGAAGTAACACCTGCTGCGGCTACTTTTAACGATTCTACCGGAGTTATAACAATTCCTTCAGAAACTGGATGCATTTATAAAATAGACGATCTAGATGCACAATCCGGTCTACAAGATCCAATAGCTAAAGACACGGAAGTTGTAGTAACCGTTGAGGCAGACCTTGGTTATAAATTGAAAGAAAATTCTACAATTAGTTGGACTTTCAGTTGGTCTGATTAGATAAGAAAGGAGAAAATTCAAAATG